TAATGGGATTTTTTTCTAACTGTACAACAGGTTTAGCTGAGGCTAATTCAGGTTTAGCTGAGGCTAATTCAGAACGAGACGTCTCAGCTACCTATAAGGAAGCGGGGAAAAATTACACTCAAAACACAAGAAGAGACTTAAAACTGAGGGGAATACCTACTCCTAAATACAATCCTAGACCAGCTCAATATGAGACACCAGAAAGAAGAATGTGGCCAGATAAATGCCAGGTATGCGGTAAAGGAAGCGTAAATCAAATTTGCGTGGCCTGTAAACCAGCTTGGAGCCGGGGGCTAGTAAAAGCTAAAGAGGTAAAAAATTACAGCACATATCACATGGTACACACTGAAACCTATCTAAGAAACATATTAGTGAATTTCAGAATTGATAAAGGTTACGACCCAAAGCTAATGAGAATGCATCCTGAAACATATGTAGAACTTTTCAACGATTGTTCTATAGGCTCAAGAGGGTATGTTATAGACTATGAGTTATATGGTATAAAAGTAGTCACAGACACACAATTTGACGAGGGGGAGATTAGGTGTGAGTATAGAGATATAAAAGAAGAAATACACACAGCATCAGGATATGGAGCACCACAAATGTATATCCAGGCATCAGGTAGCTATACAGCTACAAGCAGAGCCTAGTATAGGAAGGAGAGGAAGAATGCAAATAAGTGGACTTTGTGCCTGTGGAGCAAGGCTTAGGCACGTAGGATATCAATGTAGACCGTGTAAGGACAAACAAATGTTTGTAAATAATGTAGAATTCATTTATAAAGGAGATGATGTAGAGTCTACAAAAGTCGTGCGTAAGAAATTCACGTATACAATCAAGACTGTAGACCACCCCCTCGCAGCAATCGAGAGACAATCAGGTATTTACTATAAGGGTGATAAGGTTGTTTTTGATTCTAGTAGGGTCCCTTCCTACGGAAGAATAAAGCTAACATGTAAGATGGATGGCTATGAAGACCAAGAGATGTATTTCGACAATCCAGGTAATATATATGAGTTTGAGCTCCCCGAATGGCAACGCAATAGATAATCATAGATCAACTTATATACTGATAACGACTAAGGTAAGCTTGCCTGATGAGAAAACGGTCTACTTGTAGATTTACCTAAGGTAAACTATATACCTCTAGTTCCTTATAAAGGACATGGGAGTTATGAAATAACTTGGGACGAGTTAATAAATTAACAGGCAGGTGTAACCATGCCTAGAGATATATGTAATTTAACCAATGAGATAGAAGAAGAGGGTAACATAAAAGAAGCTATATCGTTTAACTCTATTATACGCCTAATGGAAGCTGAAGACCCAGAAATTGCAGAGACAATTAAAGCACTTCCAGCCCTCCCTGCTTTATTGCGCTCTGTGCACAAACATGCCTATTGGGCAGGTGCGGACTTTGGTAGATTAACGTTTTTAAAAATAGCTGAAGATGAGGAACTCCAAGAGACCCTCTCAGAATCAGCCAAAGCTGATGATGAACGTGATCAAAGATGTAATTCATCCTGAAGCCGCTCAGAAAGACGAAGGTGCCTAAAGGCATAGATTTATAAGACACAACATCCTATATACAGTATGTTAGAAGAAGTAAACACAAAAGAATACCGTTTGCCCTTGAAAGAATTTCAAGAACAATATGGTATTAAAGGTAAAGTTACAAATGTAACATATTATGGAAGTTCTTGTGATACTGACAAAGTAACAAAAGAACAATTCATAAGCATTGAAACAGAGGTCGAATAGACCCATGCTGATTAAATTATATGAGGTTTCCTCATGCTTATAAAGCTCTATCCAGGCCTAGTATGCAAAAAATGCGCTTCGCGCATGGAACTTGGAAATGATAAACCAGGTGCATTGAACCTAGTGTTAAACGAAGACATGATGATAAAGTACCACGATTTTGACATTATAATTTCGTGCCCTGCATGTGTTAGTGTACACCACGGAGTAGGCTTTATACGAGATAGCACATTTAAAGGTGTGTATAAATACGAGTTAGCCAAATGATTAATTTGAACGCTAATGCCTTGAATAGAATGGTAAGCCAATTAAAAAAAATGGAAAATGAACCAATAAGAGAACTTAGAATAACATGTACATTTTGTAATACCAAAACTAGAGACACAGCCAAGAGAAAAGGTATATGCCCTAGTTGTGATATGAAATTACAGAAAAGATGTATTATCGGGTCGGATGCCTATGCAGGCATAAGAGTGTTTATTGTAGCTAACGATAGTAATAGACTTATAGGCGAATACACCCCCCATTACAGACAAGGTATTGACTTTATAGCAGATGACATACATGCAAACAGAGGTAGAGGAGTTAACCCAAGAGCCATAACATATACAGTGGCCTTTGTTAAAGACATATTTGGTGCTAAATTAAGACACAAGTTTACTACTACCGAAAATAGGATATCCGACTTGGATGTATATATGGGAGTTATTGAAATTAACAAACAACAGTTAGAGGCTGATTCAAATTGAAGCGTCATGGTAAGGCTACCAAAGTAGGTAACGGCTGGCACGTAGAATTCTCGGAAGATTTCCTAGCGGAAATGAAAGATATGCCCAAAGAAGACCAAGAGGCAATGCAAGAACTAATAGATGGTCTAAAAGACGGTAGTATAGACCCTATGAAGATGGGTGTTAGACACTGTGGTTATTGTGGTGAAGATATTAGAAACTCCCCTCTGGAAGTAGATATGTGTGAAGCTTGTCTTATGAAGTATCAGTAAAATAATCTAAACTATCTGTAGATGTAAAGAAATTAGTATTAGCTACAGTTCCTGCGTCACCATATTCACCACCTACTGATAATGTCTGACTTTGTAATTGTCCGTTGATATAAACTTGTTTTCTGAACCTTTTACCATCCTTAGATGCATAAGTCAAAGTCGTAGTTACTGTTTCCTCTTTTTCCATTACTATTGCGTCCTCAACACCTAGGGCAAACATGGCAGGTTGTGCATACTCTGTCTTAGTATCTGAACTTACCAAGTCCCAGTCTGCGTCAAATTTCAATGATTGTATTTTAGGTGTCTCTATTTTAGGTCTATTAGTTTTAACCCATCTACCTGATTCAGGTTGATATTCAATTATTTTCTTCTTTTTAAGATCTTTACATGGTCTACATAGTCTTCCTCCGCCACGTAGTTTTACTTCACAGTGATCACACTCTGCTGTCATATCTAATGGCTTTGTTGTACATGTAGAAAGGCCTCCCATAAAGGTCGCACCTCCGGTGCTCCCTGATAATATACCAAACTGCGAGTCTTCTATACTAGTGTCCGCAGTGGTAGCAGTTGATACCGTCCCATATGATGTGTACGTCTGGTAATGACCTACACTCGTGTACCCTATATCCGACATTACCGACCTGAGTTGTTATAGCTCTTGTTCTTTTTGCCTTCATTGGTAGGTTCCCCCGGTTTGTAGTCTTGGTTGGTAAATTTATCGACTGTGCATTTAATGTTGTTACATATAGCTTGTTTTCCGTTAAGTAAAATAATGCGGGATTGAACCCCGCAGCTTGGGCATTTAATCATACCCTAAAACCTCTTAGTCTACTAGATATCTTTGCATATGAATCCGGAAGACCGTCTTGACGTTTTTCTTTGTATTCATCAAATTTGTCATCTAGACCAGTTTTACCTTTACTGAAACAGTCCATACATGTAGTAGATGCAGTCTTGATTATTTCTTTTTTGCACACTTTACATTGGATGTACTCTGTTCCGAATTCATCTGTTCGTTTAAATATCACGAACTTTGGCCTCCAATCTGTCTAGGTCGCCAGGAAGTCCTAACAAATAAATGGGTGCTACTGCACCCTCAAGATCTGTCTTGGCTATTTTACGGACCTGAAATCCGTCTTTTAATACGTTCATTTTAATGAGCACCCTTCACATATAGGTAACCCTTCTTTCAAAATTAATGTTGAATTAGACTCATAACATTGGTGACATAGACCTTTCAAATTTCTTCCACCTTATACTCTGATTCATCTATTCCTATTAGGGCCCTCCTAAATATATCATATATTCTACTCTTCTCATTAGTCTCTATATCCTGTGTAAGAGTTACTCTATACTTCATTTAAAGTGCTCCTGTTCTTTTTCAACAGCATTCATTTCTGTTTTAGATATTGCTATTACTTCATCTATCAATTTTAGTCTAAATTTCTTGCAATCATCATACAGGTATGTACCTGAGTCCATTTGTCTAGGTTCTGCTTCCACATGCTTTCTAATTGCTTGTAAATCTGCATAGTGTTCGGCAGCGTTCTTTTTATCGCTCCACATAACGTTATATAGTTGGATACTACATATAAACGTATGGATAATATGGATCGGAGTATACCCTGTATACTATGTAGGTTACCAGCAATAGGCGTCTCGAAGATGTGTCGAGATTGTTCTATAGAGCATTTCATAGAAATCAAAAGAAATATATATCCCATTAGCGTAAAGGAATTAGAAGATAAATGGAAGAATATGAAGTCGATGAGTTGGTAGAGAATATAGAAGTATTAGCTACCGAGATGAAACAATTAGAATTCCAATTTGAAGGTCTTAAAGAAGACACTGAACGTATGGAAGAATCACAACCATTCTTACAAAGACAGATAGCTCTAAACAACAGAAAGATGATTAAACTATCTAATGTTATGATTGTAAAGGCTAATAAAAAGAAAGATCTTGATGCAGACCTAGGTGCTTATCAAATGATGAAACAAGGTGAAGAGAAAGTTAAACTGGATAAAGAATCTGCAGAGAAAGTGGCAAAAGCTGCTAAAAGCAACCCTAGAAAGGCGAAACCTAATATAGAAGATACGCCTAAAGAATAACATGGGATGCGGATGTTCTGGAGAAGCTTGTGAGATGGATGCCGATGGCATGTTTCGAAAAAAGTCAGACAAGAAGAAACGAGCAGGGTCGATTGATAAGGCCATCAATATTTGATAAATTGCACTTTATTTTTAGATTAAAAAACTGTAGATGTGACGCTTGTACAGATTTCTTCTGGTTGGTGAGAGATTGAATAAAGATAACCCTATATGCAAATCATGTAAGTTTACAAGGATTTGTAGTGGTAAATGTATTAGACTAGCTGGCTCGTTACACCAGTCAAGGCTGCAGGCTAATTTTCATTAGTTATCCCACTTCACCTAATGCAAACTCACATTACTAGTCAATTATTATACGTGTTTGTTGTATATATTTGTTATTTATTTAATAATTTTTACTGTATTATTTATTTATTTAATAACTTTTTTTTCTTTGTACACGGGTTCAGAATCATTATATATCATAAAGTCTATACCTAGATATGGGAATATGTAGATGTCAAGAAGGAAAGAGTTGTTCAGTACACTTCTTTAGAAGCTCTATTAATCCTGACAAGTATAAAGCAGAAAAAAAGACATTTGAGAAGAAATATTCCAAGAAAAGGACACCAGAATATGACGTCGAGTAATCCTTGCGAATGTGACAACTGTGATTGTATTGATCATAAGGTTTGTGACTGTGATGATTGTGAATGTATAGAGTGCCCCTGTTAAATAGCTAAACATATATATAGAGTAACGCATATATACTAGTATGGTCGTCGCGGGATACCGAAGGACCCACCTCCAGCAGGTACCCGCCTTAGACCTCTTGGGATTGCCAGAGGCAGTAACTAGGGTTACGATCGTGTGGAAGAGTGTAGAGACATCACCACACCTCTCCATTGGAGAAAAATTTATTTATTTTACCGAAAAATTTATTTTTCAGAAAATTTTATATACATAGAGAACATATATAAAACATGGGTATTAGGCAACGTTTTGGTGATGTATACAAGGCCCTAACCAACACAAATAAGGGATTTACTGAAACTACGTCACGTCCAGCACTCATGCAGCCTTACATGGCTACTGATACAGGTGCCAAACTACCAATTTTCCCATTCCCACTCATAATGATCTATGAGTTGTCAGATAATGTTGACGCTTTACGTATTTCTATCGAAACTATCAACCGAGAAATGTTCAAAAACGGTTTTGAGGTCGTTGAAAAGTACAAATACAAATGTAATAACTGTGGAAAGGAGTTTGACGGCAAACCATCGGCTACAGACGGCTTTGATAACAGAGGAGACGACAAAAAAGGCAAGAAAGGTGATAAAAAAGAAGTAAAAAAGGAAGGTGAGAAGGATGCAATGGGTGTTTCCATGACAACACGTATGGAAGAGGCTCAAAAAGAGAAACCAGAATGTGATGATTGTGGTTCTAACGATATAATTCGCCCAAAACCAGAAAATAGAAAGATTTTACAGAACCTTTACACTTGTTTCGTGAACAATAACGATCAAACCATAGAAGATGTTGGTAGAATGCTCGAAAGAGACCTGGAGGTAGCGGATAATGCATACTTATTACTATTGAAGAACTACTTTATTAATGATTCCACTGGTAAGATTGATCCTGTTAAGACTGAGATTAAAGAACTGATAAGAATAGATCCCCCTCAAGTAGCAATGATTGCTGACTCTGATGGTAGAATAGGATTTGACGATAAGAGGAATGCCGTATATGTGTGTCCAAGATTTGAGCACAGAGACAAACGGCTTTCGAAACCTAAATGTGACCGATGCGGAGCGGAGGCTCTAAAAGCATTACTAGAAGTAAGTTCAGTATACTCAGTAGGTATACCACAACCTAAGAGAGTCATCTATGCACAAGGAGAAGTTATCTGGGTAGCAGGTAAATACAAACCAGGATTAATTTACGGGTTCAGCCCAATTTACGCTTTATGGTCCAAAGTGATGTCACTATCACATATGGATGAATATATCAGAAAGTATTTCGATAAAATGCGTCCACCAAGAGGATTGCTTGTAATTGCATCAAGAAACTATGAAACGTTCAGAAAGTCATGGAGTGCACTTGAGCAGAGAGCTATTGAAGATCCTTACATGATACATCCACTTTTGGTCGAATCAGACAAGGGTGGAAGACAAATGGCGCAATGGATTGACTTTACAGGTTCATTAAAAGAATTACAGTTCTTAGACATTAGAAGAGAGCTAAGACAAATCATTGGTGCCGCCTATGGAGTGTTGCCACTTTACTTTGGTGAGTTGCCTTCTGGGTGGGCCAATGAAGGTATGCAAGTTACTATTACTAATAGACATGTTAAATGGTCACAAGACTTTTTGAAAACACATATTTTCGATAGATTAGCTAAAGAACTTTTAGTACTTGATTGGAGTCTACAACTCAAAGAAGGTGAAGAAGCAGACGAACTTAGAGACCTTGAGATACAAGCACAAGAGATTCAGAACAACGCAACCCTCCAACAAATGGGATTCGATGTTAAACGTACTCACACTGGTGATTGGATTGTAGGTAAAGAACCAACCTTTGAACAACTTATGATGCCTCAAATGGCAATGGCAGAACAACAGATAGCTGCTGACTCTAGCTTAGAAGGACAGAAACAAGGCAGAGGTAACTCTACAACTGGTAACGGAGAACGTAACGCTGGTACTAAACAAGGTGGTCCTGCTAACAAAAGACCATCAGACCCTGGTGGTTCTGGTCAAGGTAGTCCAACTGCAGGCGGTAAGAAACGCTCTGGAGCATTCAACGACTCACAAAAATCAGTAGGACATACTAGAGAGTATTGGGTTAACAAGATTACAAAGTCCAGTGGTGTAAGTGATGTAGAGGCTAATGTTATGGTTGACACATGGGAATCAGAGTTCAAGAAATCTGGTACAATATACTTCCCAATGGTAGTTGATGAGGAAGATGAAAAGGCACCAGGACTCGCTCAAACAGTCAGAAGAAAGAAATCTAAAACTAAATACGTTATCAGAAGAGAAGGATTACCTGACATGGAAATAACAAAGAGTGAGGAAGAAGATGGCGCTTGATGGTAAAGACACTCTATGGCCTTACAGAATTGCTATCACAATCAAAAGTATAAAACATATAGAAGAAATTTAATAAGATTTATATAAGGTATAAGCCTATATGTATGAGTGGCAAAGAGTAAAACTACTAAGAAAGTAAAAGATGAATCTAACAAGTATGTTAATTCTGTATCTCAGATGCCTCCTGAGAAAAACGATGACGTGTATCGATCAATACGTTATAAAGCAGATGTTAAAACGCTCATTGTACGTACTGAAATAGGTTACGATCTTGTATTTGAACTACAACCACAAATTAGAGTGAATCCTTACGAAGCAACAGACAAGGGTACTCCAAAATTCCAAACATCAATAGTGTGGGTTATGAAGGGAGCCCGCCCAAGAGGTAATGTGATGAAGGTACCAGAAATAGAGAAACTCATTAAAGATAGATCACTGTTACCTAAGGAGGTCGATTGGGATATCGTTCAATTAGGATTCGTATACTCTAACGCTAGAGATCCAAACAACCATAGATGGTGGTTAGAAGCATTAAAGACTGGCAAATCGATGGGTCAGTTTGATAGTATTATGTCAGAGTATGCTATGCAAATTTCTTCTACCGCACCTATTGGTACGAGATCTTGGTTTGATGGTATCCATCATGGGAGGTTTACATTCGCGAAAGACAATATCGAAGACGCAAAAGAGATATCCAAAGGTCACATTCACGTCAAAGGTAATGGAAAAGGTAAACTTGGTGCCATTAAATCCACTTATACTATACCAGATACATGTAAAGTCTTTAGATTACGTTTCGACATTAGAAAGAATCATTGGTATATTGAAGCTATTGACGAAAAAGGAGCCGTAATCGGTGAGACTATGGTGAGTAAAAACATCATATCAGATGCTAGATTCAAAGGACATATATCTAATCACCCACAAAGACCAAAGGTTTCTGGACTCATAGCAAGAGAAGATGTTGAAGTAATCAACCATACAGACGCAATATGTATGATCAAAGGTAAAGTCTAAATAGGCCTATAACTATTATATATCATGTTTAATAGGAAAAAAGATCCAATGGAATATATCACTAAAAAGAACTTTGATATGGTCAGGGAGTGCCTTATGCAGGGACTCCACTCTAAAGATCCCAAATCTATAGTAGAAAGAATGGTACAAACAACAGATATACCAAGAGAAGCATGTCAAGCTATAGTATCACAGGAGATAGGAGGCGCATTTGATGCGTTTGTAGGCAAGAATGGCGGATAAACTAGAAGTAAATACAGGTGGAACCAAGCGTGGAGACAAGCTTTGGGAAGCACATCAGAAGGATGAGCAGAAAGCAGTCAATAATCACAAGGAAGGTTGGTGTTGGCGGTGCGAAAAGAAGAAAGCAGTCTCTGCAACACTGTTTAATGTGTGTGGTAGGTGCCGTAGAAACAAGGATGAAGTGCATACATTGGCCACAGTAGCCGATAAAGGGTGGGATATGTGTATGTTCTGCAGTAAATACACCTGGGACATCAAACAACTCAATGCTAGACTATGTTATAATTGTCACCATGTAATCAGAAAGAACCTACATGACTTTAGAAGAGGTGGTGGTACTACCAAAATTGACCCATTCTGGCGTTCAATGAGGAAACAACAAGGAAAAGACTTTTTATTCAGAGAAGGTATTACTAAAAACTTTAGAAAATAATCAGTGTTTAACTGGTCTCATTATTAAATTAATACGTGGTCTAGTTGTATCATATAGAATATAACCTCTAACGTGTCCAATAGACTCTTCATCTCCATGATTGTATGCTCTTGCTATGGCGAGGCTCTTTTCTACCTCTTGTCCTACAAATATTACATTATCCTTACTTCTAATGACTTCTACTATTGGTTCAAAATCTTTCTCGTATTTCTCAAAAGCTTTCTCACCACCATCAAAGTACACTAAACTCTTAGAAAAGTCAGGTCTATACCCTGCAGCTTTATTTGTACCACCGGCAACAAGAACTATACTCTTCTCATTGATGTGTAGTGCTGACAGATGCTCTTCAGATATAGTATCCTGGCCTTGAGGGTATAATTTCATATATTCCTCTAATGTTTCATATACGTAGACTGATGCATTTGTCATACTTTATATAACAAGAGACACTATATAAACGTATGCTTGAGCCGTATTTATCATGTAAGAAGTGTAAGCGCGGTATAACACGATACACAATAGATCGACCGTATGAACACCCTAATGGTAATCCTGCAGTTAGAACATATAGTATAAAATTCTGCTGGGGTTGTGGATACTTTTCAATATATCCTAATATCCGAGATGATTTCACTGAGGAGATACTCCGTAATAGATTCCTCATCATAGAACTAATAGAATCGAAAGAACTAAAGCCTGTGATAAAATGATTGAAGTAATACTCACTTGTGTGATATCTGGTATAGTGTTATTAATTACAGCAGGTACAGGGGCATATGTTGTTAATTATTTTAGGTTAAAAAAACAAGAAATAGTATCAAATGCAAATGATATACTAAATCTTAAACAATCTATACTTATTATTAGGAAGGCCCTTATAATAATAACAAAAGCAATAGATAGACAAACAGAAAAGGCACATGGAGATGACCCTGAATTATCTGAACTTACGAGGGATTTACTCAGGCATGATGAAGAAGATAAAGTATAAGTTTATATAACGCATCAACGTAAGCAGGATATGGTATTCGAAACAGCAGGTCGACTCAGATATCATGCCCTATGGGCATATACTGCAATCGTTGGAATGAGCATTGGATTGGATAAACTTCCATTAAATGACTTCCAAGCATTGATCACAGTATTAGCACCAATCGCATTAGTTATTACAGCCGATATAGTGAAAAACCGAAACAAGATTAATGCTTCCTAGGGAAATTATTAAATAGTATAACGCTATATAAATCTCATGGGAGATCACCTATTTTTTTCTAAGCTTATCACTAAAGATCTAACAGCCGTAGATAGTACTAGAAGACTATTTGAGGGTGTGTTGACCGTAGAGATGAAGGATAGGCAAGGAGAGATCACCGTACGTGACGAGTTACTTAAAGTGCTACCTATATGGATTGCACGAGGGGGACCTATTACAGATACACATTCTAACAGAGTTGTAGGTAAAGGAATTAACTATGCAGCAACCACCGTAACAGACTCAGATGGTAAACAATTTGCAGCTATCACTATACAAGGAGAGATATTCAAAGACTATGAACTAGACAATGAAATTTGGGATTCAATTAAAACAGGTAAATACAAAGGACTATCATTCGGGGGAGCCACTAAATCAGATAGAACTCCTATACTAGAAAAAGATGGTTCAGTAGCTTATGCTCTTAAAGACTTAGAACAATATGAAGTAGCAGTATGTGAAGAACCAGCCGTACCATTAGCAATAATCACTCAACATAATGCAATAGCTAAAGCAATGGCAGGTAACACCGTAGACAGAGGTAATGGTAATATGTGTATTAGATGTGATAAATTCAAATGCTATATAGATAAGAACGGAGAAGACTTTTCAGATAACAAAGGACCTAACATACCACAGAAAGATCCAAAAGCAGAAGCCTTAGAAGCTGACCGTAGTCAAGGTGCAAACCAAGAGAACGGTGCAACCTATAGAGGTACTGACAAAGGAAGATCTGTTGTAGATTCAGCAAGATATGCAGAGAATGAGACCGTAAGCTTAGACAACGAAGCAGGCACTCCAAAGGTTAAAGATAATAAAGCTATGGATGAAGATGATGATGAGATGTTAGATAGAGCAGGACTTGAAGAAGAAAAGAAATTAGAGTATGCAAAGGGTGACCCAGAAGGACCTATTACAAAAGATGATACTAATAACCCAGGAGGTAAACAATATGATCAGACTAACGCAGCAGGAGATAAGACAGACAAGTACGGTAACAAGATACCTAAAGTTATGAGTAAGAAACCTAAACAAACCGAAGAGCAACCAAAGGGCCGTATGACCAGTAGAGTATCAGAAGGAAGTAAGATAGGAAACACCGTAGAGACACATACAATGTCACCAAAGGACCTCAGACGTAGAGAAGCTAGAATAGGTATAGGTGAAGGTGCTAAAAAGAAACCAGGAGCCTGGGGTAAGACAATAATCGGAGGTAAACAAATTCAAGCTAAATCATTAGACTTACTAAGTGCATCATTTTCAATTAAAGCAGGTATAAATATGGTTAAACCACTAAGAGGTGGAGATAAATATCCAGGTGTAAAGAACCCTATTGTACCTGATAAGATGAAACCATCTAAAGAAATGGATAATTCATCTACTAATCCAAAAAAAGAGAATATGCAACATGGTTCCTTAAGTGATGCTTCACGATCAAACTTTGAAGCTAACCACTTAGACCCAGAGGTAGCTGACAAATTAAAGACAGATTACAATACATGTGAAGTTGTACGAGAATATTGTGATGATTCTCAAAAAAAATCTCACTTAGACAGACGAACTAGAAAATATTCATTTGATGAGGTACAAGCAATTTTAGAAAAACTGTTAAAAAGTAACCACGAACAAGCACTACATGATAGAAATGGCACATCTGATTTCATCCATGCCAGACATTTTGTTACAACAGATGGAAGAATAACAAGACATCATAATGATTCACATGAAGAGCAGGTAAGAAGTTTAGGACATAAAGACCTACCATCATATTTAAAAGATACCGGGTCAGCAAGAGTTACACATGATGATAAAACTAATGAATTTTCAGTTCACACACATAAACCAATGACGTCACATCAAGAACGAACTATACGAAATCATATGAGAGATAATAAGATAAGTGAAGATAAAGTGATATTTGATAATTTTCATGATAAAGGTCCTGGTGAAACAGGTGAGTCACATGCACATCACAGTAAAGTTTTCCCAAAAGGAAACCATAATAACATAACTGATAATGTATTAACTGATAAAGCAGAAAAGTATCCAGGCTTAGAGAAAAAGAATGAGTTACAAGCAGGTATTGATAGTAATTCTAAACAAAACCCTGGTGTTAAAACACTACATGACGAATTTCAAGCAACTATGGATAAAAAAATACCACTTTCAAAAGTACCTGACACTAAGAAACCAGGTAGTATAAGTGAGTTTGAATCAAATAGTAATCATGATTCAGCCAGAGGAGGTCAATCATATGATAGAGAAATAGCTGATAGATTTAAGACTGATTACAATACATGTGAGGTAGTACGTGAGTACTGTGATGAGAAGAATAAGATGGCACCACACTTCGTAGATGAACATGGTGATACATGGTATGCATATAAGACTAATTCAAGTAACACATTTACTGGTGAGCCAGGTGGTGGTAACTTTGGTAGAGAACCAGGAATTACTAGAGATGATGAATCTAAATCACCTCAAGAG